ATGGATCGTCATATGGGTGGTATGGGTCATTGTTCTGTATGTGGTTCAGGTATATTTGATGATATTGGGAACACATTCAAAAATGTTGGAAGTGATATTAGAGGAGGTGTAGAAAGGACTTTTACGCCAAAATTAGGCAGAGATATTACAAGTGGACTTATACATAAAGCATTACCAGGTGCTATTAGTACCATTGCAAGTTCGGGAACAACTGCTTTAACTGGAAATCCTCTTTTAGGATTAGCTGTTGGTCAAACACTTGGAAAATATGCTGGTAAAAGGGCGGGTGATGAACTTGGACGAGCAACTGGTTATGGTTTAAGAAAACCTAATGCTTGGATTGAAATGGTAAAGAAAGTTCAAAAGGATCAAGGCATCACATATAAAGAAGCTATGACTATTGCATCTCAAATGAGGAAAAAAAACTAATAGTTATTAATTAATTGTTAATTTAATGATTATTATATAATATATTTTATATAATAATTAAGCATTTGATTTATTTTTATAATATTTTAAACGAAAATTAATACTTTAAACAGAAAAATAAAGTATTAATTTAATAATTAAGATTTAAAATGGAATTATAATAGATTATGATAGCATTTGAGTAATAAAATTAATTTTATTTAGCAAAATATATAATAATCTATTATAATTCCATTATTAATCTTAATTATTACATTAATACTTTATTTTTATGTTTAAAGTATTAATTTTCGTTTAAATATTATAAAAATAAAGCATATTATTAATGATTGTTTAATGTAATTGCAATGCTAACAATCTATCCATTAATTCATCTTGTTGTATTGATGGTATATCAATACATTTATAATTATCCAATCTTTTTTTAATTGTGTTAAACAAAGGTAAGGTTAGAATTTTTTGTTTAGTTTCGTATAACTTCATATTAAAATCTTCTGCTTCGTAATCTTCTGTGTTATTCATATTATAATTATATATAACTATATCTTTAAGTATATATTATTTATTAATATAAATATCCTATAATTCTGTTTAAAGTATTAATTTCCTCTTAAAAAATTATGATCTTTGTTTTCTATCATTGAGTACAAAAATGTTAATATCAACCCAACTCCAAGCAAGTTCCATAATATTTCTGCAACTTGAAATTCTATAGTGTCCAAGAGTTTCCCTAAATTATCCATATATATAATATATATAGATAATATTTCTTTATATTAATAATCATATAAACTAATTACATAGTTGTATACACTTTTAATAGATCTTCCAAATATTTAATCGGTATATGATAATGCGGTTTAGGCAAATCCATTTTTCCAAATCTTTGGGTGCATACATCTTTTATTTCAAAAGTATCCCATAATGCTTTATTATATTCAATACTGCAACAAGCATCAGTAAAATTGAACACAAATATCTGCTTCTTATCTGTATCTCTAATTTTACTTACTGGAACAATTGTCGTAGGAAATTGATACTTTCTTATTCTTCTTGCTTTTAATTCCCAAGATGTTCCAGATTTCGCTTCATAATCATATATGTAATAGTCATCTCCATATATATCTTTGGTATTTTGAATATCTACTTCGTCATCAAAATTCAGTTTGAGAATATCAATAACTTCAAGCTCTTTTTCTAAACCAAATTTTAGATCATTCTTAAAACTTCTTAATGTTGGATTTTCCATTTCTTTCTCTTATATTATATAATGATATAAAAATTTGGAAATTAAACTAAACTTAATCTAAACAATTATCTAAAAACGCCTAAATAATTATCTCCATTAATTATATAATGGAAAACCTTAAGGATTACATTTCAGCAAAACGCCCTTCGCTTTCTAAATCTTCTCTAACTACTTACTCATCTATTTTGAAAAATCTGTTTATTAGAGTTTTTGGAGATGAGAAAATTGATTTAACTAAATTTGATGATACAGAACCAGTACTAAAGTTCCTAAAAGATGTACCCCCAAATAAAAGAAAAACTATATTGAGTTCTTTAGTAATAATCACAGATAAGAAGCCTTATAGAGATTTAATGGCTGAAGATGTAAGAGATTATAATAAGGATATTTCTAAACAAATTAAGACACCTGCACAAGAAGCAGCTTGGGTTGAAACTGATGAAATTAAACAAGTTTACAATGACTTGAAACAAAATGCGGATTTGATTATGAAAAAGAAGAATATTACTCAAAGTGATTTACAACAGATCCAAAATTATATTATACTTTGTGTTCTTGGGTCTGGTTTTATAAAACCCAGGAGAAGCAAAGATTTTGTGGATTTTAAAATCAAAAATGTTGATCCTGCAGTTGATAATTATATGGACAAAAATAAGTTCATTTTCAATTCATATAAGACATCAAAAACATACGGAAAACAAGAGGTAGACATTCCAATTCAATTGAAAAATATCATTAAGAAATGGTCAGCAATTAATCCTACTGATTATCTGCTTTTTGATAGCAATATGAATAAACTATCAAGTGTTAAACTAAATCAGCGTCTTAATCGTATTTTTGATGGCAAAAAAGTTGGTGTAAATGCAATTAGACATTCTTATTTAACTGACAAATTTGGCGATACTATTAAACAAAAGCAAGACATTGAAAATACGATGATTGAAATGGGGTCATCAAGTAATATGTTAGATACGTATGTCAAGAAATAAAAAGTAGTATATGATTTATTCTTCTAAAGGTTTTGGCGCCTGGCGCCACTGTCTCCGTTTTTTCAAAACTATTTATAGAATTAAAAAAATCTATATACACTTTGCAAAAAGGGGTGGCAGCGGCGCCAGGGAGACAGCCATCCAAAAGAGTATATGATTTTTCTTATATACAAGTTATATTATAAAAACTAATAGTTATTATAATATTTCAATTACTTCATCATTGCTACATTAACAGGTATTTTCATCAAATCAATACCATCACCAGCATCAGCTTCAACAATCGCATCAATATTAACTGGGGTTCTTTCATCAACATTCTTATTTCTAAAAAAATGCTTTAAAATATATTCATTTTTCTTAAAGTCTATTGATTTATTCAAATCATCAAACATATCCAAAAATATTGATACATCAGTATACAGATCTTTACTTCGGTACTGTGATGAATTAATAAAATGCAAGAATGCGCTGCAAAAATATCCACAAGCATTATTTAATAGCGACTGAATATCTTTTGTTGTATTCGGTATTTTCTTTTTAATAGCCTTAAAAACAGCCTTCTCAACATCTTGGGGCATCCCAACACCGTAAGGATCAAAATATATACCTTCTTCCTTACCATTAGGATATTTATTGATTTGGAAGCAAGTCCAATGTGTCCCGCCATTATCATTTCCATTTTCATCTTCAGCGTCTTCAATATTAACTATGTATGCTTTGTTGAACTCTAATTTAGATGGTAATTCATCTTTAAAATAAACACCAGCAAGGGGAAAATCCATTGCTTTTGCTAAAAGCTTTAATTGTACATCGGTTAAACTCATATATATATAATGATTAGATAATTAATTTACATATATATTTTAATTATTTTATGCATAAAGTCCTTCGCCAACCATTTGATAAGCAGGAGGTAGGGTATGTCTAAACTGAAAATTCGCAGAATAGGGTTGAGACATTAATGCTTGGGGTTGCACTCTTGTTCCTTGGCCAGAAATTAAATGTTTTGAATTACGGTTCATTATCCCAACTCCCCGCATACTACAACTTCCTCTTCCTCTTGATTGGGCATATAATCCAGTTCCGGCATAAAGTCCTTCTCCAGATGGTATAGCATCAAATACTTGATCTATTTCAGCTTCGCTAATGTTTGAATTAGGATACAATCGCTTAAACTTATCTTCTTGTATTTGTCGCATCATATTAGCTCGTTGTCTGGATGCTTGAGCTTCGCCTAATGCAGCCCTTTCCATATAGCCCATATTTGTTCCTTGAGTTCTATTTAATTCATCAATCATAGATGTAGACATTCGTCTTTTAGATCCTCCAATGCCTACCTGTTCTTGATAATATGATGGTCTGTCTAAATAATCCTTTGCAAGATTAGCACCTCGTTGTCCAACCATCTTACCAAGTTTAGAACCAAGTAATCCAGCAGCGGGTACTAATTCAGGTTGGCCTAATGCTAATACTGCAGCAGTTAAAGCAGATGCACCTATTTCGGGTGCTAATCCAGCCAATTTATCAATGCCTTTTTTAACGGGTTTTTTCAATAGATCAGCACCTTTATACAACACATCTTTAGCTTCTTCTCCAATAGTATCCTCAACAAATTTATCAAATTTCTTGCCGAAGATCCCTTTACCTTCCATTTTAGGGGCTTCATTAAGATTATCCATAATTTCATCTGGACTTAAAGATATTTCTGCACCTTTATTTTTTGAAAAAGTCCTTGTGATAATGCTATAATTTTCTGGGTTAACAATAAGACAAACTCCTTCACCAGACATAGGTTTCTTAACTCTTACTCTATGGCCATTTCGCAATTTGCTTAATTGCTTTGGAGATACACCTACCTCAACAATTCCCCTGCCAAAAAGTTTTCCAACATCATTCTTGAAAAAGTCGCCTGCTTCATTGACACTGAACTTCTGGTCTAACAACCTTGTTCCCCTGCCGAATAGTTTTGGAACATCTTTCTTGAAAAAGTCGCCTGCTTCATTGACACTGAACTTCTGGTCTAACAACCTTGTTCCTCTGCCGAATAGTTTTGGAACATCCTTCTTGAAAAAATCCCCTGCTTCATTGACACTGAACTTCTGGTCTAACAACCTTGTTCCCCTGCCAAACATTTTGGGTACATCTTTTCTAAAAAAATTTCCAGCTTCATTTACACTAAACTGTTGATCCATCAAAGGCGTTCCTGTTCCTCTTATTCTCATCATTTATATACTTATATTAGATAAAAAAATAATGGAATTTGCTTAACCAAATATAATGCCTAAATAGATTATAATTGAAAAAATTATAATATATCATATAAAAAAATAATAGTTTGAAAAGTTATGCTTAAACTCTTACACCGGTCAAAATTTCTATGCTCAAATCCACACCGTACTCCACAAACACATATAGATCAATAGCCTTTGTAGATTGATTTGTTCCAATGATTTGGACTGACTTCGGTACAGAAGCCTCAACGGGCAACATTCTTGATACATCAACATAATAAGAACCATAAATCATATCAAATCCCAATCTATTAATCAAACCAGACGTCAAACCAGACGTCATACCACCGTTGACAGCATTGACGCCATAGAATTGATCTTGGTACTGCTCGTAAATTCGGTTTTGGGTATTGTAAATTATGTTCTGGCCGCTTACAACTACATTAAAGTTATTGAGTTGAACCATTGGAGACTGCGCACAGCAGCCAGCTGTATCAAAGGGGCTCTGGAATACTGGAAGCCCAACAGGTAAACCAGTGTTAGCAGCTCCCGCAAGTGGAGAATAGAATGCAACCAATAATACTGACTTGATATTTGCTATACCGTTTGTGATAAGTTGATTGATTTGCCCTGTTGATGCCGCAATATTGGTAATTTGATACTGGTAAATATCAGTGTATTTAATTTGCTTAATAGGACTGGAAATGTATGCATCTTCAAATGGCGGAGAAAATGTGTATGCCGGAACGTATAAATAAATATTACGAGAAAGTGCACCAGCCTGTACGAATGTTGAAAGAGTAGGATCAAGACAAACAGCACCAACAGAAAGATTGGCAATATAAGATGTAGCAGTAGCAGCTGTGAAAACAGCACCACCATTACCAGCAACAGCAGAAGCAATCATCAAAGGGCAAACACCACCAACAGCATTGGAAACACTATTAATAGTTAGAACACCAGTAGCAGCAGTAGAAGTAAATGCCACTGAAGTATTATTCAAATTCAATGTTAACTTCATATATGCCCCTTTAATAAGGGGAACATTGTTGAAAAATGAATGGAGATGTTTAAGATAAATAACTGCCATAATGGAAATTTGAAATGAACCTTGTGAAACAGCATTAACACCCAAGACTTTTGAAGATACATATGATTTCCACATATTATTACAAGCATTAGAAGAGAAAAAATCAGCATAAGATCCAGAACCACTAACACCAGCGGGATCAAAGTTGATGTATTGAGAACGCTTGACAAAACCTTCATTGCCTTGTCCTCTGCTAAAAGCATTGAAAGCACCAGCTACAACTGGAGAAGCAATCAAAAGATTGGAATTATTGCAAGTTCCTTGCCCTGAAGTTGAAGCAGCACCTTGAAAACTAAACGTAAGGGGATCATCTGGGAAAAACCC